TCACGCTTTGCTTAGTATCTTGAACGGGCTTACGTCCGTAGATACTATTCGTAGCATGAGCGAACCAGTAATCCAACTGAGCCGCAACATCTGGTGCTTCTCGCTTCACAACTTGTTTAAGTTTCTTGAAGCGTTCGTCGCCCACTGTAGCCTCGAATTGCTTACGGAGATCGTTATCTTCACCATCTAGCCAGTTTAGTTCCTTCTTAGCTCTATCCTGAAATGCTTCAGCTAGTTGCTCGCCCTCGACTTGGGCTTGAACCTTGGATAGTTGGTCAGGCAAGAAAGTTTTCTGGGCCTTGCGAGCTTTAAGCAACGCTTGACGCACTTCTTTCTTTGTCCACTCCTTACCATCAATTTCGGTAACTACATCATCTGCGGAGTAACCATCACTCTCAAAAAGAATGTCCTCTGCCCACTCAACGATTCCATCAACCTCAGTAGCTTTCTCTTGTAACTTCTCAATGGAGTCCAAGTTGCTATAGGGATTGTTTTCAACCTTGCGTGTCTCAAGGGGATTCTTCTCACTGAGCTTTGCTTCGAGTTGAGCTAATCGTTCCTCGGCTGCTTTACGCTTGGCAGTAAGTTCGCCAAAACGTGCAACGGCACGGGAGCCTAGCTTCTCGGATAACTCCTTAAGATCCTCTTCGGACATATCGTCCAAATTGTACTGCGAAAGAACATCGTCGGATTCAGTCTCCTCGGTGGCCTCTGAAGTCTCTTCGCTTTGGACTTCTTCTTCCTCCTCGGTTACTGTCTCTTCGACTTCCTCTGTGACTTCTTCCTCTGGCTCTGCCTCTGGCTCTTCCTTTGGAGTCATCTCACCGAGTCGCCGTTGAGCGAAATCCGTGACGGATATATTAGTATTTTCCACTGTATTTTGTACTGGTTCAGCGTCTCCAGTTGCGATTTCGTCTGTCATAATTATCCACTCATTTACGCCGAGCGATGGCGATAGTCAGGATTATAACATATACCTTACCATGATTCACGGAACCTCGCATTGAGGAACTGCCAATCAGCCATTTGTAGCACTTGGTCATAGGTAATTACTCTCCCTGAAAGTTGCTGAAGCTGCTCCGTTGACGCTTCGTGCATTTCACTAATGGTCTCCTCTCGGAGTTCGTGAATCATTTTAATGAACCGAGCAAACTGCTCGTAGTTCTGGAGCATCTTTATATCGTCCTGTATATTCATAAATTATCTAGCAGCCTGACGCATCAAAGCCACTGTCCGTGGACCACGGCTCTTTACTTGTTTGTACCACTTTGAATCAACCATCTCATCAGCAGCACGGCTGTAGTCATTCTGACCAAGTGCTGCCTTCATCTTCTCGAACGTGTTGAGTTTCGTTAATCCTAAGTTGAACGCCATATCCACGATAGCCTTCTTGACTGGCTCAGGTCGTCTTGCAAAACCTGGATCAAACTTCTGGGCATCACTAAAGGCTTGAGTTAAGCTGTGATTGTAGAGACGAATAATGTCGTTACGCTCCAGCTTTTTGCCACCAAGTACCTCCTGGAGATCTAGTCCAATGTCAGTCAGAACCTTTTGGTTGCTCTTGTCCTCTAGGTTGAACCCAATGCCGATGGTTCGGTTGCCTGTTGTATCCGTGTATACCTGATCCTTGAGTCCTTCATTCTCGATGAACATCTCTCTGTACTCGGTAGCACGGAGATCTTTAGCACGACGTTGAGCTTGTTGTGAGGGAGTAAGATTATCAACCATCATTATTGATGCTAGTAATATAAGTATAGCTTTTATAGATTCTGAGTCTCAATCTCACCCATCTGTGCTGGTGCTGTACCTACACGACCAATCTGGGCATTTTGTGCTTGCTGCATCTGGAAGGTGTACTGACCTGCGTACTTCTGTAGACGTTCAGCAAATGCTGGATCAGTCTGTAGACGCTGTGCAATATCTGGCTGAGATGAGTACTGTTGGATTACTTGGATTGCAATCGCCGCCCCTGCTGGGCGAGCTGGCATCTCAATGCCTGAATATATTTTAGCGAGGTCGTCTGTAACGTTCTTAACCATTTCTTGCTGGGCTGTCTCCACTGGCTGGAGTACTGCATCAGCCATGACTGGATCGATCTCAGCAGCGGCAATATCGAGTAAATTATCCACATTAAGACGATTATTCGCATTAAGCTGATTAAGCTGCACGAATTGTTGGAGTTTATTTTTGACCGTATCAGGGTCCGTGTTCTGGACATCGAAGTTAATAAGGATGTCAAAATTCTCATCAGGGTTCCCTTTGTTGAATTGAATTGGATCAGGTGTACCCGTTACACGGAAGAACACCTCATCAGGGCCGAAACGCTGGAAGCACTTGAATGACATACGCAGAACTTCGGCTGTGTGGCTAAGGAACTTATCAACTAAAAATTGCTGACGGATCTGACTAATAGCTGAACCCTCGTCTAATCCAACTAGACGGTCAGCCTGTGATAGTTGTGTCTGTTCCATCTCTACGGAGCCGCTGTTGTACGCAGGTGTAGGAGCGAAGTCCAAGTCACCTTTACGACGGTATGGAATCATGCGGCCTGGTCCCCAGTCAGTAGGTGCTTGTCCCACGGGGTGCAGAATCGGTGGTAATGTTGCTAGGCTGTTTCTGTCAATTCTTGAATCCCGCTCAACCTTGACCTGGTTCTGGATACCCCGCAGGACTGAAGGTATTGTATTCGTGTCATAGAGACGCTTGCTATCCTCGGATAGTTTTGTCACTACGACAGGGTAATCTTCGTACCCGTTCAGAAGCTCGAACTTTGCGTAGCCCTGAGCCATTTCATTGCCATCAAAATCACGATGGAATACTGTGCAATATATTCCTTCCGAGCCGTCTTCCTCGTCAATGAGGCGTTGGTATGCGTATGTAATCTCAATTAGTTCCTCAGCCTCGTATGCGTTGTCCGTTAGGCTGATTGAGCGACGGCCTTCTTGTTCACGCTCAATGCTGTCAATGTTTACGCCACGATACTTTTCAATAACGTAATCAACGAAGTCTTCGTCCCATCCGTCAGTGACTACTTTGTTCTCCAGTTCTTGCGGAGTATAGTAAGTACGCCAGAAGCAGTACGGGGCACGTTGCGGGTCAGTGACGTAAGGCGGGAAGAAGAAGTCCCCATCGGGGGCAAGTGTCTTGACTTCGGGTGCGTTGACCTGACGACGTACTACAGGGAGTTCTGTCTCTCCATCCTTGCGTAACTCCTTCAGTGCTTTCTTCGCACGTTTTGCTGTAGTTCCCTCAAAGGTTGCTTGTAACAGGACAACAAGATCATCATCACTACCTCCCTCTTGAATAGCTATAGCTACTTCAGGGCTGATCTGAGCAATCTGATTGATGTCCAGCTTTTGTAAGAACCGACGGTCCTCACGATGCCAGCCGACATAAGTAATCAGTACGCCCCGTTCAAGCAAGTAATTAGCTCCGAGTTCCATCTCACGATAGAAGCGTGGGATGTATCCGCTGGATACCATCCACTTTAAAAATCCAGATACTAGCTTGCTCCGTGCAATGTCAGAGCTTTCCACGGGGAAGGCACGAACATTGGCCCTCTTGAGGGCTGACATAAAGAGGGAGACAAGTCTCGTTATACGCTCATCAATGACATGGCATTCAATGTCCGAAGCACCCTCCCAAGGGAAGGCATCCGCACCGTGCTTGCGGTGGTCACGGCTTTTTCCAGGCCAATAGTTTCTCCGATCATCATAAGATGTACGGCATAGGTCGAAGTACGCTTCCAGTTCCGTCACGGTCTGGTCGTATGCGTACCGAAGGGTTTTGATGTCTGGCTCGTCCTGTAGGTATGTCAGGGATTCAGAAATTGACTCATTCTTCATTTAGTCGATCTTGGATGTTATTTAACAAGCGAATAGTATGGCTCGATGATACGCCTATTGTATCACATAGTTCTTCATTTGTCATGGGGACACGAGTTTCGTGCATTACTGTTCGACGCAGCATCTCCCAAGCAAGCAATCTGTCCGAGTGCTCCCTGCACCAAGATCTATTTGTTGTGCAATCTTTGCTTAACATATCGGTACGAGACTCCTGCATTATCCTCAATAGCCTCAAATGTAATCATTTTTCCTACCATTGCACCAGCTAGACGCTTTGGAATCATCACAGGAATCTTCTTCTTGATCTCCTTGTTATGCACATAGACGAACCGTGGGTTCGGGGCTTCGTACTTTACTAGTCCCTTGTAATACTTCGGGGTAATCTCCTCTATCATTAGGGACTTATCGAGAATCTCCTGACCTTCTTCCGAAATCCAGGTGTTCTTTCCTTTTCCGCTAATCTCTTCTGGGGGTAGCTTGCTAGCAATACTAAAAGCTTCCTCAAAGGTTACATCGTATTCTTCTGCAAGTTTCGTTAATCGTTTCTTAGGCATTAGTATCCTCCTTCAGTTCGTTTGGTTGTATACATCTCATTGGATGCAAAGTAATCAGGGCCGTATCCACCGTTCGACATTCTCAAATATCTGAGAACGTCAAAGAAGTCCTTGAGTGCTTCATCGGATTTACCCTGTGCGTTATAGTTAATTACGCTCTCGATCAAGTTTCCGCAGTCCTCGTGTATGTAGCAGCGAGGGCGGTTAGCCTCATCAATCTCGTAGTTCGGATTATAGAAAAACCATTCATCCAGTGCGGTAGAACCAATCTGCTCGGTCTGACCGTCGGATGCAATGAAAGAAAGTCCGTAGTCATAGAACTTCGTAAAGAGATCCACATTGTTCTCGTTCTCCTTTGCAAAGAAGCGGGAGTCACCGATTCTTTCCATTACCTCGATCCCTAGTTCCTCCTCAATCTCCTTGAAGAGTTCGCAGTACATCTCTACGTCGTATCCAATCTTTTTGGATGCTGGGCCGTACCGCCACTTCGGATCGCCGAACAGTGCCCACTCGCCGTATGTCCCTCTGTCTGGCCATTCTCTGCGAATAAAGATCTCATCACTCTCGGAGACACCTGCCCAGATGGATACATAGTTCCGTGCAAAGGCGGGGTCAACGACCTGATACCAAGTCAGATCACTAACATCTGGGAATACTTGTCCGTACTTGTTCGGTTCATTTGACAGGACATTGATCTCGGGGCTGAAGTTCGGCAGCAATGAAGTCATTGACTTCGTAGGCAAGCCGTAGGCACGAACCATTATCTGATCCTCTGAGGAGTTCTTCAGGTCCTTGGCTATACGATTATATCCCCCGAAAGGGTTCTCGTCAGAATGAAGGTACACGATCCCTGCATCACGCTCAGGTGAGTACTGTTTGACAGGAACCTCTCTGCCTAGAAGTTCTGCGTTCCTTGTCTCCAGTGTCTCCGCACCCTTCAGGTACTCGGATACGAATGGCGTGTACCCATCAATCGGAGTAAAGCCGAGAAGCATCTTGCTGTTTCGTGTAGCGAGACGGAAGCGTAAAGTATTTACAAGTGCAGCATCTCCTAGATATTCGTCCAACCAAGCACCGATGTTCAGTCCTTCAGATCCTTTGAACCCGAACTCAAAGCCCTCAAGGATAGTCTGATTATTTGAGAACTGGGTATATGTTTTGAAATCCACACGAGTTCTTGTATCTGGAAAAATAAATGAAGAGCCAGTGAAACCATTTTGCATAGAAAAGTTGATATAACCTTCTATACTTTTCGTTTTTCGCTTGAACTCCTTAGGCATCATCTCCCAGACGGCAGCCTGCTGTACCTTGACAGATGTATCTGCATTCTGTGAGAAGCATACAACGTGACCGTCCTGATTCTGGGTTACGGCCTCCATTACCATCTTGGCACATCCAGTAGTCTTCCCTGAACGATTCCCGCCGAAGGTAATGACCTCGTCGTAGTTCTCAAGGGATTGACGCATCCGTGACCACCCATCTAGCTCGAAGCCGTACCGCAGGGGATCTTCTTCCGCTGCCTTGATGCGTCCCTCGTGTGCCTCGTGTAGCTCACGAAGCAACTTGGGATCAATCTCGCCTAGCTGTACGATCTCCTCGTCCGATGGAGGCTGAAGGATCGGATGCTGTGTAAATTCAAGAATCATTCTAGTCCCAAGGTAATTGCATCAAAAGACGCATCCAAATGATGAATCCGATTATCCAGATAAAGAACCAAGGCTCCATCATTCCCATGCTCCGTTATCCTCCTCCTCGAACTCCCAGTCGAAGTTTAGTTCATCGGATTGCATATCGGATTGCATTTCCCGCATCAGCATCTTTCCGATAGGTAGATTAGTATAATCGTAATAAACGTCACCGTCGTCGTCCATAACACAGAAGACAAAATTAGGAAAATGCTCAGAAAGTATGGCCCGTACTCTTTCATAAATCTCTTCATTGTGTTCATCTGCTATACTCATCTCTTGATTCCTTTGATGTTTACTTTTACTGGACGGTCCGTTGGTTTCTTTGACCAGTCGATCTCGTCGTAGTTCTTGGATTGTTTTTCGGGGTTATGACCCTTTCTTGGCTGGCATCCTTTACCCATTGTTATTCCTCCACATCTATTACTTCTTCTACCTGTGCTTGTTTAGCCTTGGCAATACGATCCTTTGCAGC